ACATAAGTCTTATGTATACCCCAAACATCATTCCAACAGAAGACACAACAGAGCTTGGTGGAATAAATTATATTGATAGTGCTTTATTAAATTGTGATGGTACATGTACACTAAAATATGGGTACACAACTGAATATGGTGAAATTATATCTACTAGCGAATATACAGGAAGAATTACATTCTATACTATTGAGATCAGAGACGCGGTACTATATTACACGATTAAGGGGTTTAGTAGCATTGTGAGTGTTTTAAATGAATCAATTGGTACAATGGATGCACAAACAGATGTTAAGCCTACAGAGGTCGCTGTGGAACTAATCAGAAAAAAACTAGTTGAATTAAAACTAGATAGTGAATACGATGTAGTAGATGATGGTGTAGTTGGAACAGACCAAGTGACTGATATCAAAGAAGTCACAAATGCTACGTTGTCACAATATATAAAGACAGTATTAGAGTGTGCAGTAAAAGAGGGAGAAAAAAGTGCAGAAGACGAAGAGGATATTGGTCTGAATAGGACAATATATAGTTTTTATTTGTCTGATATTAGTGGGTCTGCAGGTAAAAAATCTATTGTAATATATAGTTACAATGCTCAAGATACAAAGAAAGACACAAAAGCTTTAGAGACAGATGTTGAGTTTACATGGATGGGTGCGCGTGACAGATTTGTTACAGATTTTCAAGTCCGATTCAATGGAATCAGTCTTATGTGTATGGATCGTGGCCTAACAGATAAATATACAGTAGACTCATCTGGAGCACTATATGTAATGAAGTCTTTAAGTGCTAGTGGTACATCTGGTGACAATGGTAAAAACGACTGCCAAGCAGAAGCCACAGTGTGGTCAAAAAACATGATTGACATATCCTATAAAGCAACTATGGTCACTCTTGGGATTCCATGTGAAAAACCACTTGGTGCAATAATAAATGTAACTCCGTTGTTGTATGGTCATGCTCACATAACAGCTGGCAAATATATGATTGTAAAAGCTGTGGATAGAATAGATATGAATTCTTTTTCTACCACTATAGACCTGATTAAAGTGGTAACAGGTGATAAGGTTATGGGATATGGAACAAATGCCAAAGGTGCAAAACGGCACACTGGTGGGTTAGTAGAACAGACTAAGTAGGTGAAATCGTGGGAGAACTCACAATGTTTAAGGGGTTCGATAGCATATTGAAAGCAAAGGTGGTGTCTGTAGATGACCCACTTAAGCGTGGAAGAGTACAGATTTATGTACCGTGTTATCACGGACTTTATGATCAATCTAAGGTTGCAGACAGCAAATCAAAAAGTCAATATCCTTGGGCACAGGTGTGCAATATCACCCCAGTGTCGCAAGGAATCCCAACCATTAGTACAGCAGGAACACCAGGTGTAGATGTTGGTCAGTGGGTGTGGATAGGGTACGAAGGTGGAGATAGCAGAACACCAGTATGTTTAGGGTCTATTGAAATTACAGATCCACGATATGATTACTGCACAGGTTCACAGAGTCAACCAGTAGAATTACACACTGTAGTAACAGCTTGGACTGACATAACAAAACTCATTACATATGGAAAACATATTATCGGCCTTAAGAGTGATGGCACTGTCGTTGCTGCTGGAGATAATACATTTAAACAGTGTGATGTAACTGAGTGGATTGACATATCAAACATTTACACCAGCAGAACACACACTGTTGGACTTAAAACAGACGGTACAGTTGTAGCAGCAGGAAACAACTCATATAATCAGTGTGATGTGAGTGATTGGGAAGATATTACATCTATTGTAATTGGAGAGTATTACACTATTGGATTCGTTTCTGATGGAACAATTGTGATGACTCATAAGGAGTGATAAGTGTGGATAAGAAAACGCCAATAAGAACAATTAAATTCCCAGAGATTTTTTCTATTGGTGCAGGTAATACGCAAACTAGTTCTGGTCTTGAGTCAATCAATGATAGCTTATATTTGTTATTGACTTCTAGCAAGGGAGAGCTTATTGGAGATCCGCATTACGGAACTAATCTTATGGGAGAGACATTTGAATATAATAGTGCAATACATAATGAGATTGTGAAAAGTGATATTGCAACAGCAATCTCTAGATACGAAAAAAGAATAAGTGTATCAGAGGATGATATTAACATTGTGAACTATGAAAACTTTGTTTATATAACAATACACTTTAAAGTGATCACTACAAACCAAACATCGGATTATGGTATCACTTTTGCGAAAGGTGGAGACTACAGTGGCTATTAATGGACTTGATTTTACCAGTCGTGAGTACAATACAATATTAGAAGACTTAGTTAGCACTATACCAGAGGTGTCTCAAATTTGGAACAGCACAGATGAGAATGATCCAGGTATTGTATTACTCAAATTAATGTCAATGGTTGGTGATATGTTATCATATCGCCAAGATAAGTCTGTTGCAGAAGTCTACCCGACAACAGTAAAAGAGTTAAAGAATGCCAGACAAGTTTTTATGTCTACAGGGTATAAAATGCACTGGTATAAATCAGCACTTTGCAATGCAACAGTTGTAAATACAGCAACAGTTGCTATTAACATTCCAAGATTCACGACAGTGAGTTCAAGTAATGGAAGTGCTACATACACATATTTTGGATCATATTATGAATCATATAAAAATGTTTTGGCGAATGGTGGATCAGTTACGATTGAGGTCGTTGAGGGAACTCCACGGACACCACCGAAAACCGCGAATGTGGCAGAATCAGAAACATACTGGCATAGTATATATTCTTACAATGTACACTCTGCCGACATCATAAACAATAGAATATATTTTAATATTCAGAACGTTGATGATTCACACATTGTATTGGTAGATAATCAAAATGAGGAGTGGACTCTTGTTGATAACATTGAAGCAGTAGATGGCACTGGAAAGTACTACAGCTTTGATATAGACGAATCAGAAAATCCATACATAAAGATAGTAGACAATTGGCAACTTCTAGACGATAGTACGATATCTAAGTTTAAGCTGTTTTATATACAGTCCAGTGGTGAAGTCGGACAGATATCAGATGACATACTTGCTCTTGTTTCATCTCCAGTTTATGCAACTGTAAGTTCTGTTCTAACTAATATATCAAACCTTCTTGTCGTTACGAATACTGCATCAAATTATGGGTATAACCCAGAGACAGCAGATGAGGCTCGTGCACACTATTTAAAGTATGCAACAACGCATGATACAATAGTTACCCTTGTAGATATGGTAAATGTAATAAAACGCCTTGTAGGGGTGTCAAATTGCTTCTGTACAGACATTACAAATGATCCGTATTCAGATAAACCAGATAACGTATATGTTGTATATACTTCTCTGGTGTCTGGGTATTATAATACATCTGATGGGCAGTTCTATGAAACTCTGGTTGGAGAAGTGTATTCAGACTTAATTACACCAAGTCTTAGCAATGCGTATTTGAGTACAGATACCAGCACATATTACAGGTATGATGGCACTGCATATATAGAGTACGCAGCAAAAGTTGATGGTTATTATAACAGTGCTGATGGAAACTTTTATACAACGTACGCAGACGAAGAGTATTCCAATTTAATTAGCCCATCTACTGACAGTCTGTACTTAGATCAAACAGAGACAAAATACTATAGGTACTTTTCAGGTACTGGTATGACAAACACCAATGTACGTGCATATGTAACCAGATCAGATGAATACTCAACATACGATAAATCAGCGTACAGACAGTATATTATTAATCAAATCAGCAGCTACAAACTTATGCCACTATCAGTATATGTATATTTAGAAGACGAACCAATGTATGAAGACCCAGATAATTCTGACACTCAACTAATTGCAGACAAAGCAACAACATATTATTATTGGACACCAGAAGGAACGCTTTACTTAAAAAAACCAGTAAGCAAGGATGTTGCACAAAGTATACTACAAAAAGTTAGTAGTGCAATAGAAAATACGTTTGGTATACCAAACGTTGAGTACAATACTACCATAAAGTATTCACAACTCATAAGTACAATTGTTGGTGCAGATGCAAATATACTATATGCTGATGTTACTCCAATAAAATACTACAGTACAACAGAAATGACATCAGAGGTAACATCTGCAAACATTATTGGAAGATACACACAAACTGCAACAATGGGGTCTGCTGGCACATCTGAAAGCATCACACTTACTTATGCACCAGTAAAACCGCGATCTGTTTATATAGATATTACAATTGGTAGTAATACAGTTACAATATCTGATGATGCAAATGGAAAGTTCTACGGTAGCAGTTCTATTGTTGATTATGACAACAGCACTGTAGACTACTCGACAGGGAGTGTTATGATATCATTCACATCCTCTGTCACTGCAAGTTTGTCTGTAAAGTACAATAAAAACTTAGTTGGCCTCGTAAAGTTTAATGGTGTTGATAGTGCAAAACTTACTGTTGCTGATGAGTCAATAAAACTGATTTGAGGTAGTGATTTAATTGATTGAGAGTAAAAAGTTTGTACCAAGAACGTTTGCACGTTCAAGACATTACAGAGCAATTCTTAAGTTGTTTGATATAGTTGCAAACAGCACAAATTCAGACTGCTCTAACTTTACTGATATAATCAACCCAGATAGATGCCCAGATAAATACCTACCGCTATTAGCAACACGAGTTGGTTATGACTATGATTACAACTTATCATATGATGTTAACAGAATAATAATAAAATATTTTCCACACATGATGAGACTACGCGGGAGTGAACGTGGTATAAAAATGGCAGTAGCACTTTCAATTACAGCATATACATTGATAGATATATCTATTGCTACATCACTTGTAAATATTACATATGAAACAGTTGGCATGAAAACAGTTGCAACCATATACATGTACTTTCCAAAGTACACAGATAAAGTATACGATTTGATTGATTTAGTTATACCAATTGGACTAAGTTATAAGCTTCAAAGTTCAACAGCAGCATCACATACTGATGCACTTCTCATTGAAACACCAGCCGCTAGTGTGCTATCTGAGGTATTTGCTGACAGCGATAGGTTTAAAGTTGACAGCACAAACAGTGTTGGTCATGGTGAGGTTGTTGGTCGTATAGATGCATATTACGATTCTTCTACGAGTGAGTTCTACATGTCTTATGATACAGGAGTTTACTCAGATATTATCAGTGATCCATCTGTTACTAATTTATATTATGACCTGCTTACAGATACGTATTACAAATATAATGGTTCTGCATATGTCGCATATAGCAGTGGATTATAAGGAGTGTTTATATGAATATGAATGCATTATCAAAGGCTGAATGTGGAATAGGAAACTCTAACGTGTGTGTTAGAGTCTATGATGGAACAACAAAAGAACTCAAACAAGAAGTGTATCAACATAACATGACTACAAGTCTTGCATTGATGTCAGTTGCAAAAATGGTTTATGGTATCTATGATAACTATACACCTGAACGTATTGCATCTGGAGTTCCACACTATGTTGCAGTTGGTACAGGTAACAGTGAGGCAGCTGTTACTGACATAGCCTTGGATTCTGAAGTTGTACCATCAGACTACGAACATAACAGAGTCCCAATAACATCGAGAGATATATCACCAGATCTTATAAATAATAAGATATCCGTAGTATTTAAAACCTACATACCAACACATGTACAGTACCAAAGTGGTGGTTCGGATGTTGAGCTTAAAGAGGTTGGATTATTTACTTTGGTGTCTGGTGGAAACTGTTGGGCTAGGGCTGTGTTGAGTACGCCAGTCACAAAAAGCTTAGGAGATGTTTTGGACATAACGTGGACAATAAACATTCAATCAATCGCATAGTAAGGAGTAATATATATGGCAAATTATTATCCAATAGGAGACATCACTGTATTCCCATCTAATAATGCTGTAGATGCAGGTAAACTAACAGATGAATCTAATTTAAGACACATACCGCAGAGATTGACAGAGTTTAGTTATAAACTCTTAAGTGGTGACTTCACAACTGATATTTCTGGTTCAGACATTACGATCACATCAGGAAGTGCTAATATTTGTGGGTACGATATTGTTACAACAGATAGCATAACTATATCTACTTCTGGATTCTCGGATGGGGTTTATAACCTTGGTATTCAATTAGTGTTCGTTGCTGGACTTGTTGCTGGAGATGATGGAACAGATTGCTTAGGTGTTAATGTAGATCTGTTTTCAGATGCAGAACTAACAACATACACGCTGATTATTGGTACAGTTACAATTGACTCATCTGTCGTGTCCATTGTTGGAAATCCAAATATTCTATACAGATTAAGTGCTACACATGTAAAAGTTACAATTACTGCTGATGGTCAAGATTATGATGTTGAAACTTATTTAAACAGTCTTCCAACGAGATACATCAGCAAAACAGGTAACGATACATTTGGTGGAACACTAGTCCCAGATGCAAACAACACCTACAATATAGGTTCTAGTGCATATAAGCTGCAGAATATATATTCAACTACATTCATTGGAAATTTAACTGGAACAGCAAGTAAAGCAACTGGAGATGCCAATGGAGATGCTATTGTTGACACTTATGCTAAGCTTGCAGGGATAAACTCATTTAGTGCAGCTAATACATTTACATCTAATTTGATATTGTCTGGTACTGGGGCATTGGTATTTGGCTCTTACGGGATCACCAGTGCTGGTGTGGCTACGCTTGCAACATCGAGGATATTAGGTCTTGGAATTAATACGGCATATGATGCCAGTTATAGATTAAAAGTATCTGGTAACTCTTTATTCTCTGGTACATCGTACTTTGGTACAGCTGATTTTTATATTAATTCAAGCGGAAATCTCGTAGTTAACAGTGGAGTATCAAAAACACGAATTACTGTCGGTCAAGATACGCTCAACACATCGTATGCAGTATACGTTGTTGGGTCTGGGTCTTTTACTGGAGATCTTACAGCTGCTAGGGTGTTTAATGCACAATATAACGATATTGCTGACTTCGTAAAAAAAGATCAGAAGCAAACATTTGAACCTGGTGATATAATATCTGTAAAACGTGGTTCTGATGAGTATGTTCTAGCAGATAGGCTAAACAGCAAATTGGTTGTTGGTGTTTATTCAAATACATATGGACACGTAATGGGTGGAGAAAATCTACCAAATATGCAAGACAACTTAGAAAAGTATATTCCAGTTGCAATAGCTGGTAATGTCAATGTGAAAGTAGTTGGAGAAATTCAAGTTGGTGATTTAATAACTGTATCTGAAGTAGACGGTGTTGGTATTAAGGTGATGGACACATTCAATTCTATTGGATGTATCGTTGGTAAAGCTTTAGAATCTAAAAAGACAAGTGGTATAGGAAAAATCAAAATGCAGGTAATGCTAGCGTAAAGGGGATTTTTAAATGCTACGCATAGACTATTGGAAAAAATATACTGTAAATACTGTCAATACGTTTGACAAGTGGCTTGGTCCGTACTCTAGTACGATTGGTCCATATGACTATCTTACTCCAATATCTGGATGGTCTAATTATTCTACAGGAGATATATACAGTAGCAGTCCGTATTTTACCCCAAGTGGGTATCAGGCAGACTTACTTAGAGATGGCACAGTATGTATGGTGTCTAGTGACAGGGTAGATATTTACACTCTTTTTGAAGACTCAAAAGGAGTAGAATCATGGTATAATATTCAAACACTTTCTGTGACTGCATCATACAAAGAAGTCACACAAATTGGAGATTATGTTGGAGAGGTTTCAGCAGTAAATAATTACACTGCATATCCATGGGATGATATAAGTTCAGGGTATTATTATGTTCATGATAGGTTTGAATTATATTATTCTGTCTCTAGTTCTGTAAACCCAATTAGCACAGGTACTGTAAATACATCTGTACAGGGTGTATCATATACATACAGCGGTCAGACATACTACAAAAGCGGATCTATCGTAAATTATACGGTAATACCAGCAACAAATTACTACATTAGCAATGTAGCAATAAATGGCACTTCTGTTTCATACCCTTCAATTTCATCGGTAACTATCGTTGATAATGATATAAGTATTGTTGCTAACTTCTTATTATCATACCAAAAGGCTATAATATCAGTTTCTGGGTTTTACCCACAAACAACTAGTCCTACATCGAACAGGAATATTTCAAGATACAATGAGAATATAAAAGTATCATATGGTGCAAACATATATTCTATATTAGATGTTACGTTTGTTCAGTTTAAGATAAACTCTGGTTCTTGGATATCACCAACAATGTATGACAACACAGGCAGTATTACAACTGATGGAAACCCTGCTGGGTATTTTTTGTTTTCGCCTACCACATATGGAATATCTTCAGGAACAAGCTATACTCTATCTGTCAGAAGAATTCATAACTCAGGTACTCAGTATTACTCAGATGTAATAACGTTCACGCTATACACGTTTACTGTACCAACCATATCTGGAGTTATATCTAACTATAGCACGATCAGTGCAAATAGTGATTTATCCATCTCTTGGAATATTTGGAACAGTACTTCTGGAAACCCGCTTGACACATCATACGTACAAATATCAGCTACCTCTCCTGCATTTTCCATACAACAAACATCTGGAAACTCAATTACATTCAAACCAATTACTTATATACCATTTGCATATGATAACGTTGAGTTGACACTAAGTGTTACTAGATATGGAACATATTCTGGGCTTTCATCTGCTCCATCAACTCTAACACTAACTGTGAAATATGTTCCAACAGGTACTCTTTCAATATTGCCTGAGTTAATCGGAGACAAAGAAGAAACAGGTATATATCGCATTACGTTTAGTTATGCTGGTGCTCAATCTGGAATAGTTAGTGGATACCAGTTTCAGCTGTACTATACTGATGGTGTCAGTACATATTACGCAATAAATGCATCTACAACAAATGATTACTACGACATAAACTTAAGCTTACTTTCAATTTATAAACAGTACTCTATAAAAGTAACTGCATATTACCTAAATTATGCAACTCCTGCATATCGAGGATCATATGTAAATATTGATGAGTACGTTAGATATATTGATAAACTACAAGCACCGACAGTTCTATACCCACTTAACGGAAAAAGCTGGATTGGGAGTGGGTTTAGGGTTGTATTAAGGTTGCCAGAAGATCCAACGTATACTGCAATGAGTTCTGCAGAAAAGGCAGCATATCGGTATAAAGACATAAACATATCAATCAACGGAATACCATACAGAATATCTGACTATTCAAGTGCCTATTCATTATCATATACAGACTCTTCAACAAACAGTTTAACGTATATGTCTTACGTTGTATTCAATCCGCTGTTGGCTGACATAGACCCAACTGATAGCTATCAAATTGCAGTATCTGTTATGCGGTCAAATGGGTCATGGAGTCCACCATCAAGCACCGTGACAATAACAAATGTTGATGCACCTATTCTATCTATTTCAGCAAACATTACTATAAGGAAGACAACAATTGATGCTTTGGTAGCTTGTGTTCAACGTCTGTATTATGCATATGGTGGAACAGGCACTCAAACAGCAAGTACAAAAATAAGCTTAGTTGATTTCAGTACAATGAATACTAGAATACAATATGTTAAAAATCTAATAAATAACGGCTACACGTTTGATAATGTAGCCGTAAAATTCCCAGATGTGTCTAGTATAACAACAGAATCCGATATGTATATTGGTGCTGAAGATGGTGACACAAAGAAGAATTATTTTTCTTCTGTTCTATCAGCTGTATTATCACTAGTCGGGTCTTGAAGTGGATACTGATCTCTGTTAATCAAATCACTAATAGCAACACTTATTCGCTCTCTGTATTCAGAGAGCGTTAGTTTTTCTAAGCACTCTAGTTCAGCATAGATTGATGTAAGCAGTTCTAAAAACTTATCATCACCTTCATTATCTATTACATTTGGAATCTGATCTATCAGTTTACCTATTGCATAGAAGTTGTCTTCTGCATTTCTATGTAGTGCTATGCATTGTCCAAATAATGCGTATTTAGAAATTTTGTCCATTCTACATCAGCTCCTCAAATGTGACAATCCACAATAGTGATACACCAGTTCTTTTCAATAGCAGGTACTATAAACCTATCGTAATAATTGAGTTCCCACATACTTCCGTCTTCAGGTTCTTCAGAAGAGCATCCAAACATGTACATTTCACCAGGTGCATGCCATGTACCATCAGGAAGAATTACTGCATACGTTGAGTATGCTGTTTTAATTCGTTTGTACATTTCTTCAGATGGATATTTCTTTCTCATATACTCTTCTTTAAAGAATGAGTCTTTCATGGCTTCTTCATATGGTTCTAAGTCTTTTAAAATCTCTTCCCGCATAGCATCAAAGTCAATACACCTAACCATTGCTGCATCACAACCACTATTTGGTTCAACACCATCAGCAAAATAAATCAAACTTGGCTCTCCAGATACTCCAACACTATATGGTTTTAATTTGAGTGATCCATACCACCTGCCACCAATCTGATACCAATCCCACTTTGAATTTGGATTACGTGTAGACCAAACATTTCCGTCTTCATCAACATCATTCTCATACTCAGTGGCACACTTGAAGCACTCTTCATCAGTAAATAAAAGTCTTTTAGGAAATTCATCCCTGACATACTTTATGTGTGCTTCATTTTTACAAGACTCTACATATGCCTTTGGGTCTTTTAAATACTCTGCATATGTTGTTTGAACGTACCTAAACATATTTTTTCTGAATTCTTCAATTACCTGTTGTTTTGTTTGGCAAATGTATCTCTCCATGACTAAGTTTTCATCGTATGGTGCTAAAAGTCTTTCTACTTCTTTTTCGTCTCCGTTTTCAGTAAATACTGCTACAGTATAGTGACTCACTATCTACTACCCCCACTGCAAATAGTTAAAATCAAACAGATTATACCAACCAAAACTAAAAGTGCCAATGCTATCCACAGTGGGGCGCAGACCCACCACCATGACCAATCAATAACATGTGTGAGTTTAAGTACTAAGAATGTAATAAACAATAGCCCAGAAAAAGAAACAGTGTTTATAGTGTTTACTATTATGTTGAAACAGCGGTTTTTATTATCCATTATTTCTAATCCTCCAATCTAATATCTTTCTCATAGCACAAACTATCTGCTTCTTCTTTAGTGATGATTTGTGCATTTTGTGCAAATTGCACTATCTCATAAAATGCTGCTAATGGTGAAAGTAACTGTCCGTATGCTTGTATTGCATACAGACACTTTTCCAACTCACTTCTAATGTTTTTTCTATCCATATTTATCTACTCCTCTGGTTGGTATTTTTCAATTGTTATTTTTCTTATCCTATTAGGTGGATAATATTCATAAAGATTTTCAATATGATATTTGTAATATCCACGTTTCATTACTGATCTTATATATTGTTTTACTTTTCTCTCACTTGTAAAACCACCCTCATATTCATACATTGTTGTCTTGTTGTCTATTTCAATACAGACTTTATAGTATACTTTATTTTTCATGTGTAGCACCATTTAAATTCTGTTCCCACAGTTTATATTCTCCAAGTGATATAGTCATAGACTTGTTTGATTCAGGATCTCCAAAGTTTGTAATTACAACTCGTTTGTAATATTTTAATGATTTGATTACTCTACCACATTTAGGGCAGTCGACAATGGTCGAGAACCGACAATACAGACCGTTTGGTTGCTTTGCGATAAATGAACCCACTTCATCATCTCCTATTCAAGATTGATTCCCGCAGAGTGATTCTTGTTTTTCCAGTTCCTCCAACACAATCTTCTGAACTCCCAATTGATTCGTAATACCCTATCCCACGACCACCTATCGCCACAGTAATATATATTTTTGCAAATGTAATTTACTATTTCTTGATCTGTTTGCATTTTCTCATCCTCTGT